TCCCTTACACCGGTAACCGCCTCGCTCTACCTTGTAGACTCGAGCCCATAACCGTGGCTGTGCGTCATATGCACCAGCGCCGGCGGAGTGCTCATTTATACCGCGCAGACACTCCGTCGCGCGTGATCACATATCATAGATATGTGATCGAGGGTAGGCGTCGGCCGGACACTATAGCAGCGTCGGCACTGTGCACCTGGTAAGTGAAGCTAGCATTTCTTGTACGCAGAAGCTTCGTCGCGTGTGGCCCGACACCCTCGCATATAGCAATGTGTCGGCGAGAGCGCTTGCACTCTCCTTGACACCGCGATGAAATCACAGTGTCGGTACATCGTGGGAACGCGGTACAGCGTGTACCTGCGCGGCGTGCTATACGTAGCACATGTATGTGACTTTCACCATCTCACCGTCACACTTCTTGGCAATTGACTGTGCATCAGACCACGACAGATAACCATCTATCGCGCACCCTCTGCCTTGTACTCCCCAAGCAACCTTCTCTATGTCTCGTTGTAAGTAGTAATCACCCGTCAGCATCGTCAGCATCTCATGGACCAACTGTGGACGTCGCTTTAACGTATTCTTCACTAATTCGAGCAACGGGAATCCAGATAATAAGCCTCTATCTACTTCTTTATTCCACACTTCATCGACCAAGTACATTCCTCTTATTTTGTAGTAACGTTCACGGACTTCCGCTTCATCTTCCTCATTGAGGTCACGTGAAACAGCTGTTCGCAAAGTCTTCGAGTAAGAGGACTTCAACATGTCTTTCTGTATAGAAGTATTTAGGTAGGTAAGAGCAAATATCTCGACCGGTTGCGCGTGATGAGTCAAGTAATCGTTCGTAGCGGAGTTCGCGCTTGTCTTGATTGCTTCTTCCACAGCTTGATCGACCGCTTCGTCTTCATAGTCAATCTCAATTGAGTGGGTGTCACGCCCGTAGAACCGTCCTGCAGAGCCTTCGCGTATGTATTCACCGATAAGCAACTTCTCAGCAACCCTGCCACCACATCGCGCTAGTCTACGCATCGAATGCTTAAGTAGCAGCGAAGTCGAGATCAGCGCCGAACGATTCGCCAAGGTCCATGCGCTGCTAAGGATGGTTTCGAGGCCTTCTTGGTACCCTAGCATCAGCTCATTAGACCAATTACCATTGACTACTGACGCGATCGCTCTCATGACATACCCTAAGCAGTGGTTCGAGCGGTAGGCAACTCGCAAAAACTCTGCGGTGTGCTCACCAATGCTTTGCTTCATAGGGTTCATCCGCAGACCACCTGCTATACACGCTTCAGTGAGCTCGTAAGCCGCAACGTAACCCTGCACGAGCACGAACACATCGTCACCGACGTGCATACTTACGCATGCCGTGAACTTAGGATACACAGTTGCTATGTACGCGTAGTTTAGCACAGA